TATTTTGTGATTGAATTATTGAATCTTTATATAAAGTTTTCTTATCACATAATTCTTTTAATAATTTAGTTTCATAAAAAAATCTAGTCTGTTCTGAATCAAATGTGTAAAAGGAATTATTTTTTTCTTTTATAAAACTTATAGGCTTTAATGTTTTAGTAGGGAGTTTCTGAGAGTAACCTATAAAGGGTACTATCACTAATACTACCAATAACTTTTTTAACATCTTTTTCATCATTTTCTAATTCACTTATTCTTCTATTGTATGTTATAATTTTTATATTTTGTTTATCAATTAATAAAAAGATTGAGTCATTAATTTTTTTTAATGTTTGATATCTAATTTTAAACTCTTTTGTTTCTTTTTTTATATTTTCTACTTCTTGATTTGTTATAATAATATTTTCAGTTGTTTTATCAGTTTTTTCATTTATTAAATAAATAAAAATTGATAATATAACAGTTACAATAAATAAAAGAACAATTTGTAATCCATTAGTTTTATCCATTATTTTTCAACATTAGTTTTCCAAGTATCAAAATATGTTGCGATTTGTTCAATTGATTTTAATAAATCATCATCTAATGTAATTGCTTTTTTTGTTTGAATTACAGGATTTGGTTCTTTTGAAGAAAATTTAAAATACAATCCTTTTTCATCATCAGATGTTGCAACGTAACCTTTAACAATTTGTGTATCACCTTCAGGACCTACAGTTGTAACGGTTGAATTTTGAATTGCTTTTTCAATTTCTTTTGAGTCATTTGTACCAATATCACCCATAGGTTTATCCATATCACCACCCATATCTCCACCCATGTCAGATGAAGGTGGTTGTATTTGATTACCTGTTAAATCAAGTTCTTCCTTTAAAAAGGAAGCAGAAATAGATTTATTTGATGTTTTAGCACCTTTTGTTATTGCAAGAAGTCTTTTCAATTCATCAACTTCCTTGTTAACTCTATTTTTATCGTATCTAAACATAATATTTTATTATAAATAGTTTTTTTCTATTTATATGTATAAAATACGATATTTCAAATGAAAGGTGGTAAAGCAGATAAATTAACATTGCCTCAGATTGCTAAAAAACATAAACTTCCAATTGAGGATTTAACATCTCAATTTAAATTAGGTGTTAAAACCGAAATGGAACATACTGATAATAAAAAACAAGCAAAGGAAATTGCTATGGACCATTTAGCTGAAGACCCAAAATATTATACAAAACTTAAAAAAGCTAAGTTAGAAGAAGCGATTAATAAAGATTTATTAAATGAATCTAAATTAGGACTTTTTATTAATGCCAAAACAAATTTTCCTGATGCCGATTTTTGGATAATTAGAAGAGGTAGTGAAGAAAAGGTTGGTAAACCTGTAAAAGAATATAATCCTGAACATATAGGTATTAAAGTTACAGCAATAGATAAACTTGACCCTAAGTATTTATATTATCTTATGGAATATGTTTATTCAAAAGGTTATTATAAACCATTAGTTCATGGTACATTAAATTTAAAAAATATTAAAATTAGTGATATATTAGGTATTGATATTTCAATGAATGAATCATTAATAATGGAAGATGAATTACCATCTAAATTAAAAACAGATATTGAAATTGAGTACCATAAAAAATTAAATTCAAAGTTTTGGTTAAACAATCATTTAAAAAGTAATATACGAAAAAAATTATTAACACTTGCTAAATTTTATTTTAATCAATTAGATTTAGGTGTTGAATTAAAAGATATTGTTTTTACAGGTAGTTTAGCAAATTATAATTACACAAATTTATCTGATATTGATTTACATCTTGTGATTAATTATAAAGATTTAACTGACGATGAAGAGTTTGCTAAAGAATTTTTTGGTGATAAAAGAGCATTGTGGGCAGATTCAAATGAAATTAAAATAAATAATTATCCTGTTGAAATATATGTTCAAAATGAATCTCAACTTGATGATAAAGGTATGGGTGCGATGTATTCATTACTTAATAATAAATGGATTAAAAAACCAAAGTATAAACTACCTAATGTTGATAAACATTTAATTACTCAAAAAGTAAACAAATATTTAGATATCTTAAATAAGATATCAATAATGAAAGACTCTAAAAAGAAATTACAAAGTTACACAAAAGTGATGGAAAAAATAAGAGATGACCGTAGAAAGTCTACAAAAGAAGAAGGTGAATTCTCTGTTGATAATTTAGTTTTTAAAGTATTAAGAAATAAAAAAGTTTTTGATATCATTAGTAACAATAAAAAAGAAATAGTAAATATTCTATTTTCCATAAATTCTAACTAATTATAATAAAATATTGATATGACAAACAAACAACTATATAATTTAGTTTTTGAAAATTTTGTTCAAGCTAAGAGGGAATTAATTAAAGAAGGATATAGAAAAAATTCTTTGGATGAAGTTGATTTCAATAAAGTATTTAGCGAAACAAAGCATAAAATGCTTGAAGAAAAAGTCAAATCTCTTCAAAGAGAAAATCAAATGCTTAAAAGTCAACTTTATAAAAGAAAAGGTTTGAAAGAAGCAGGTTCAATGAGTGCTGCTGGAATGGGTAAACAAGGGGGTAGTAGACTACTAGATAAATCATTTAGAAAAGTAGGTAAATTTTTTGGTAACCCTACGGATAAACTAAATGATGTTGCTTTAGAGTTAGGAAAAGATGGTAGTGATTATCGTTATTTATTATCATTTATTTCTGATAAAGTATTAGATACAGATGCTAAAATTGCACAAGCAATGACATTTGTTGATAGTGCAAAAAGAAAAGGTCTTACCAATGATTCTTTAGATAGAGGTATTGAAGCAATTGGTACAGGTAATCAACCTGAAGGTGGTATTTTTGAAAACAGAAAAAGAAGAAGATATTAATAAAATAAAAAAAATAAAAATTTTAATAAAATGATAAAAAGAGCAGATGCAAGTAAAATTAGTAGAGAAAGGGCAACTAAAGAACAGATTGCTGAAAATTTTAAAAGATTAGCAATTGATACTGATAAAAAAGTTCAATTAAAGCCTTCTCTATTGAAAATCCAAAAAACTTTGGATGGTAAAACATTTGGCATTATTCATGAGAATAAAACCTATTATTTAAAATATACTACTAAAAAGGGAAGTACAAACCCAACTGATTTTAAACATTTAGATGGTTTAAATGTTACTTTTGGTATTGAAAAGTTTAACTCTTTTGACAAGGCAAATAATAAAATGTCATTTATTTGTGAAGCACAAAATAATGCTCATAAATTAAGATTGTTAACAGAAAAAGAAGAAGATATTATTGATGATTCAGAAGAGTCTACAGATTCAGAAGGAACTAAATCTGATGAAAAACCTGTAACTACTGATTCTACTGAAGATAGTCTTTTAAAAAATTTAGATAAAGATAAAGAAGCATCTGCTCCTGAAATGGGTGGAGATATGGGTGCTGCTCCTGAAATGGGTGGAGATATGGGTGCTGCTCCTGAAATGGGTGGAGATATGCCTCCTGCTCCTATGGATACACAACCAAAAGGCGAATCACCAAAAGAAATGGCAGACGATATTTTAGGTGGTATTGGTGATAAAGAAGCTGCACCTGCTGAAGAACCTTCTGCTGAAGAAGCACCTGTTGAAGAACCTGCTCCTGAAGAAGCACCTGCTCCTGAAGAAGCACCTGCTCCTGAAGGTGAAGAAATTGACCCTAAAAAAGAATTTCAAGAAGCTGTTGGTAAATTAGGTCAAACAATCAATGAACTTCAAGATAGTGAACAATTTGATGAAAAAGACATTAAGAATGCAATGAACAGTCTTATTAGTGCAATTGGTGATGAAGGGTTTAAATTAGTAGGTGATAAAACTGTTGAATCTTTTTATAAAAAAATGCAGGGTTCAAAAGAAAGTGTTGAAACTAATAAAGAAGAAGCACCTGTTGAAGAACCTGCTCCTGAAGAAGAAACTATTGAAGAGCCATCAACTGAAAAATTAGATGAGAAGTTTTTAGGAAACTTAAAACAAAAAGCTAAGTTAATACTTAAAGAACAATTGGAACAAGAAATTTTAAAGAGAAAACGAAAATATTTAATCGAAAACATTAAAAGAAAAATAGTTTAATATGTTACTACAAATAATACCAACCACACAAATAATTTTTGCAGCTTTATCTGCTATTGTAGGTACTATATTAACATATGTATTTGTAATCCCTGTATTACAAAATAAAATTAATTCTTTAGAAGACGAAAGAAAAAGTCAAAAATATACTTTTGATAAAATAGGAGATGATATTAATGAAATCAAAACAAGAATTGCAATATTAGAAAGTTCTGATTCTAAAATTAATACATTAATTGATGAATTATTTGATACTGAAAAAGAAAATAATGAGAAGTTTCAATTAATGATTCAAAAAAATACAGAAGCTATCGTTAAATTAGAATCAACACTTCAAAATTTAAACGAACACACTAAAAAATTAGATGATTTCTTTACTAAATTTTTAGAAAAGAAATAATTTTTTATTATTTTATTTATGGAAAAAGAATATATTAATATTGAACCTATTAAGGTTCAGGAAGAAGAATTAAAATTAGTTTATATAAATCCTGTTGGTGAAACACATAATGGGTCTCAAAAATTAGAATTTATATTTTCAAATAATCCTGATGATTGTATTGGTCCTCAATGGGAGGACATATGTGATTTAGGTGTATATCCACCAAGAAAAGGATTTATTAAAAAAGTAATGGAAGTAACATCAGATTCAATTGAATTTGATTGTTTAGTTGATTCAGGAGAGTTTAGAATGCTTGATGCTGTATTTGGTGTTGTTGCACTTGCTTGGGAGTATGTTGAGGATTATAGTAAGATGTCTTCATTAAACAAAAATCTTATTGTTTTTAGATATGGCGATTCATATTATGAAATTCGTGAAGTATTAAGAAACAATGACATAAAATTTGAGGATTAACTAATTAAATTAAAATCCCATGACTAAGCATGAACTAATGATGGAATATGCTAAGTGCGCTATTGATGTAGAGTACTTTGCAAGAAAATATTGTAAAGTTTGGGATAAGAAAAGACAACAGTATGTTGCTTTTCAATTATTACCTCAACAAGTTCAAGTATTAAATAAATACAAAGAAAGTAACAGAGTTTTAGTTGCTAAGTATCGTCAAGGTGGTATTACTACCGTGACTTGTTTATATTTAGCACATTCATTAGTTTTTAGAAAAGATATTAAAGTAGGTGTTGCTGCTAACAAATTGAAACTTGCAAAAGAAAGTATCTTCTATCAGATTGCATCCATTATTAATAATTTACCAAGAGAAATATTTAATAGAATACCAACTGAATCAGATACAAAAGAGATTAAGATTTATAATAATGGTGCAACGCTACAGGCTTTCGCAGCGTCTGCTGATGGTTTAAGGGGTTTTACACCCGATGTACTTTTTATTGATGAAGCAGCCTTTCTTGAAGAAGGTGAAGAATTTATGTCTTCTGCATCAGGTACAATGTCAGCAGGAGGTCAAATTATATTAAACTCAACACCAAGAGGTCTTGACCCAACTTATTATGCTCGTTATGAAGGAGCAAGAACAGGAAAGAATAACTTTAAAGTTGTTGAAATTAATTGGTATGAAGACCCAAGATATAATGATGATTTAGTTTGGATTAGAGGTGATGAATTTATTGAAGAAAAAGAACCTGAAAAATATAAAGATTTAAAAGAAATGGGTTATAGACCATCATCTTCATGGTTTAGAGATATGTGTCAAACATTTAACAATGACCCAAGAAAGATTGCACAAGAATTAGAAAATAAATTTTTAGGTTCTGGTGGTAACCTTGTTGATGAGGAAACTATTATGAGAATTGAAAAAACTTGTAAAGAGCCTATCAGAACAGAGTTTGATAATAACTTTTGGATATGGGAAGATGCTATTGATGGTTATGATTATTATCTTTCTTGTGACGTTGCAAAAGGTAGTGGTGATGGTGACTATTCTACAATTGAAATATTTAAGAATGACCCTGTGAATATGTTACTTGTTCAAGTAGCTGAATATCAAGCAAGAGTACCGCTTGAGGTTATGGGTGAATTATGTTTACAATATGGTACAAAATATAATAATGCTTATATAATTGTCGATGTTACAGGAGGTTGGGGTATATCAGTTATTAGATTCTTAATTAATAACAAATATAAAAAATTACATTATGATAAACCAAGACAAAATGATGTAAAAATACAATTAAAATCATTTCAAAGAGGTGAATTGCAACCAGGATTTACAATGAAAAGTGGTGCAATTCGTGATTATGTATTAAGAGAGTTTGAAAGAAGATTAAGAGAAGGTGAAGCAATAATTAATTCAATTAGATTATTAAGTGAAATTAAAACATTTGTATTTAATGATAGTACAAATAGATATGACCACATGCGTTCAGCACATGATGACTTATTGATAGCAACAGGTATGCTATTTGCTGTTTATATGTTTTCTAAAAAATATGGAAATGAATTGAATATTTATTTAAGTTTAGCAAAATCAGCAACCATTAGGAAAGGTGATGAATTTACAGATATGAATACTGAGTTCCAAAAGAAAATGATATCACAAGATGGTCAAGATGTAAATTATGAAAGATTAAATGATTCATCAAGACCAAAAGATTGGTACAAAAATGGCAATAGTATTGAGATGCCTGAACGTCAGACACCTAAAATAAATAATAATCCTTACATATTTGTAAGATAAATATTTATGTCTATTTAAGAAAAACGTATTTTATTAATTATGGCAGATGATAATAAAGGCTTATTTTCAAACATTAATACTTTCTTTAGAAGAGCAACTGATGCTTTAGATAGTACACAGGGTAGATTTGAAGCACCTGTTCAAAAAGAATTTATTACTGCTGCTTCTCAAGAAGAGGCAACAAAAAAGGCTGTAGAAGATGGTGCAATAAAGTTTTATAGAAACCAAAGCACTAAAATTGATAGAGGTAATGACCAACGTAAATTGATGTATGAATCTAGTAGAATGATGCTCTACTATGATTATCTATCAATGGATGGATATCCAATTTTAGGTGCTGCACTTGATTTACTTGCTGAAGAAGCAACAACAACAAAAAGTGATACAGGACAAATTCTAAATATTTATTGTTCATCCGATAAAGTTAAAAAAGAACTTGAAAGATTCTTTTATAAAGTTATGGATGTTAATACAAATATATTTTATTGGTGTAGAAATATGTGTCAATATGGGGATAACTTTGTTTATTTAGAACTTTCAAAAGAAAATGGTGTTGTAGATTTCAGACAACTTGCATCTCAATTTGTTGAAAGAAATGAAAAATATGACACAAAACAAAGATTCAGAGCATTCTTTAAATACAAAGACCCAAATTCAGGTGGTGAAGAAGAATACATGGATTATCAAATTGCACACTTTAGATTATTAGGTACAGGTGATAGACTTCCGTATGGTTGTAGTGTATATGAAAAAGTAAGAAGAACATATAAGCAGCTTTTTATGATGGAAGATGCTATGATGGTTTATCGTATTACAAGAGCAGCAGAAAGAAGAATATATAAAGTTCCTGTTGGTAATGTTCCACCTGAAGATGTTCCACAAATTCTTGAAGCATTTGCTAATAATGTAAAGAAAAAGAAATTAGTTGACCCTAAAACAGGTGATATTAACTTTAAATATAATATCGCTTCAATGGATGAAGATATATTTATTGCTGATAGAGGTAATTCATCAGGTCAATTTGTTGATACACTTCCAGGTGCATCAAATCTTGAGGCAATTTCTGATATTAATTATCTTCGTGATAATTTGTTTACAGGTTTAGGTATTCATAAAACATTGCTTGGTTTTTCATCTGAATCAACAGGTGAAGGAGGTGGTAAAAATTTATCAATGCTTGATATTCGTTTTGCAAGAAAAGTAAATCGTATTCAACAAGCATTACTTGGTGAACTTAATAAAATAGCAATTATTCATTTGGGTTTACTTGGTGGTGATTATGAATCATATATTGATGATTTTAAATTATCTCTTAATAATCCATCAACAGCATCTGACTTACTTCAACTTGAAATTTGGAAATCTAAATTAGAAGTATATCAAGCTGCTACTACACCAAACAATGCAACTAACATTAAACCAATGTCAGAAATGATGGCTAAGAAAAGATTCTTCCATATGTCTGAAGAAGATATTATTAATGACCTTCAAGAGCAAATGCTTGAATCTAAAGTTGGTGAAGAAATTAAAGGTGCAGGTATGTTGCTTAAATCTTCAGGTCTTATGGATAAAATGATTAAATATAAGAATGCAGGATTTAATGTTGGTAATCAACAACAAGGTGAACAACAACAAATAGATAATAGTCTAGGTGGTAGTTTAGGTGGTCCTCCAATGGGAGGTGGTGCTGAATTAGGTGGCGGTTCTCCAATGGGAGGTGGTGCTGAATTAGGTGGTGGTCCTCCAATGGGAGGTGGTCCTGAAGCAGGTGGTGGTGCGCCAGGTGGTGCAGGATTTTTAAGTGAAGAAATATTTAAAAAGACTAATGAACTAAATAAATTAATAAAGGAATAACAATAATATTTTATACTATTTATAATAAATACAAAAAAATGGTAAATTTTGGTAATGTTAAGTCAAAATTAAATAAAGCTTATTCTCAAGATTTAATTGATAATACTAATAACTATAAAAAGTTATATGAAGAGTTTTTAAAAACAATTAAATCATCGCCTGTTCTAATGTTAGAATATACAATTTATGAGAATTTAAAAAAACATAATTTAGATTATAATGAATCATTAAGATTTATTGAGGCTAATATTTCTGCTTTATCTAAAATTGAAAAAAATGAATTACTAAAAGAAAACAAAAAACTTGAAAAATTTAATTTAAAAGAAATTGAATTATCAGAAGATAAATTAAAACTTAATGAAAATATTGAAAATGTTATTAATGAAAGTGTTTTAAAAAAAATTACTAATGTTAATAAATTACATGAATCAGTAAATTTTTTAATTGAATCATTAACTAAAAAAGAAGAGATTCAAATTAAAAAATCAGACAATACTTTTAAAGTAACTCATATTTTTAATTTAGCTAAAAAGAAATTAGAAGAAAAATTCTCAAATCTTCAACCTGATGAAATGGAAATTATTTCAAGTTTTATTAAGGGTGATGAAAAAAAGAAAAAAACAGTTTTTGAATCATATAAGAAATCAACAAAAACACATTTATTAAATGAAAAAGATAATATTAGTTCAGAAGTATTAACAGAAACATTTGATTTTATTGATTCATTAGAATATCAATCTGAAACAGCAGTTTCTAATTTGTCCAAACTTTTTGAAATTAAAAATTTAAATTCAAATAAATAATGAAAGAAGTGCAACTACTAAAAGAAGGACAAGAAGGTTATGGGTTATTAGTTGAAACCGATGCAGGTATTATTAGCAATGATTTAACATTAAATAATAAAAGAATATTTGAAGATTTAAATTCAAAAGTTAGAAAAAATGATTTTGATAGTCATTTCTATATTGATTGCAAACTTCAAGAAGCTGATGTACTAAACCGTAATGGTAGAGTTTATCCAAGAGAAATATTAGCAAAACAAATAGATGAATATCAAAAACTTATTAATGATAATGCAGCACTTAATGAAGCTGACCATCCAGAATCTGTTACAATTTCTTTACAAAACATTTCTCATAGAATTGCTAAAACTTGGTGGTCAGGTAATGCAGTATTTGGAACTCTTGATATTATCGTCAGCGATTCATTTCTAAGAGATGGTATTGGTTGGACAATTGGTGATAAGATTGCTCTTTACTTACAAAGAAATCTAAAACTTGGTATCTCTTCAAGAGGATTAGGTAGTGTTAAAAAAGTAGGTGGAAAAAATATTGTTCAAGATGATTTTGAACTTATTTGTTTTGACCTTGTTGCAACACCTTCTACACCTAACGCATATTTATTTTTAGAAACAAAAAATGATAATTTACAAGAATCGGTAAATATTCAAAACAATAATGTAAAAAAATATGATGAATCCATAAGAAATATAATTAAATCTTAATTTTTTTACTAATTAATTATAGATATATAATAAAATGACAAATAAAAAATCTCTATTACAAGATAGTTTGCAAGAACTTGAAAATATTAAAAATGAATCTTTGGAACTTGCCAAAGAGCAATTGATTAATGAAAGTGCTGATTTGCTTGAAAAAAAATCTGCTGCATTGTTTGAAAAATTAATTGCAGGTGAAGATGATTCCGAAGAAGAAGAGGATGAAGATGAGGACTCTGAAAAAGAGGAGGAAGAAAAGGAATCTGAAGAAGAAGAGGAAGAAGATGAAGAGGAAGAAGAGGAAGAAGAAAAACCTAAAAAATCAAAGAAAAAAGAAATGTCTTTGAATGAAATTCTTTCTGAACTTGAAGATTATAATGATGAAGAAGAAATGGATTCTGATGAAATGGATTCTGATGAAATGGAATCTGATGAAGAAGAAATGTCTTTAGATACTCTAAGAAAAGCAGCAGAAGAACACGGATTTAAATTAGTTTCTGATTCTGATGATGAAGAGGATATGGATTCTGATGAAATGGAATCTGATGAAGAAGAATTAGATTCTGATGATGAAGAGGATATTGAATTTGATGATTCAGATGAATTTTCAGATGTTGATGTTGATGATAAAGTATTAGCAGAACCTGAAGATGAAGAGGAAATGGATTCTGATGAAGAGGAAAAAAGTTTTGAAAAAATAAATGAAAATTTTAAAAGAAATAATACTAAAATGAAAAATACTAAAAAACAAGTTCTAAAAGACCTTAGAGACGTAAGCTTTAATAAATTAGTTGAAGCATATTATAATATGGAGGAAGATGATTCTTTTGTCGTTAAAGATAACTATGGAATGGAAGATGAAATGGAAGATGAAATGGGTAGTGATGATTATGAGTGGACTAATTCTCTACCTCAATTAGAAGGTATGTATGATGAAGGTTATGACATGGAAGATGAAGGTTATGACATGGAAGATGAAGGTTTAATGTATGAAATTGATATGCCTGAAGGTAATTATGATGAACCAATGTCTGATGAAGGTTATATGGATTCAGAATTAACTGATGAACAAATTAATCAAATGCTTGCTGAAATGGATGTTGAAGACGAAAGTGTTATGAGACGTTCTGAAAGAGCAAGTGGAATGAATAGACTACAAAAAGGTGCAAAAAATCCTCAAAGTAATGAACTTGAAGAAATGTTTGAAGAGATGTCTATGGAAGAACTTGAAGAAATGAGCAAAATGCTTGAAGATGATGGTGGTGAAGGAATGTCTTTTCAGGGTAAATCTAGAAATAATATGAAATTTGAAGTTAATCCTGAAGAAGATTACATGTCTGAAGAAGCTGAAATTGAAGAAATGCTTTCTACAATGAAAGAAGAAGATGAACTTGAGGAGGCAAGTGGTGCATTTGACCGTACCCATAAATCTGTAAGAAATATGGGTGGTGATGCTATTGCACAAGGAAGACCTGATAGACGTTCAAAACCTACTCTTGTTTCTGAAGAAGATATGGATGAAGAAGAAATGACTTCTTTACATGAAAAAGTTAAAAAACTTGAAGCAGAAAAGAAAAACCTTCAAGAAGGTTTTGCAAATAAAGTTAAATCATTAGAGAATAAAGTCTATGATGTAACAATTAGTGCATTAAAAGCAGGATTTGTAAATAAATTCTTACTTGAGCATCCTCTTAGAGAGAATGAGAAAAGTGAAATTGTTTATCGATTTGCAAATGCACAAACAAAAGAACAAATTAAAGAAACTTATATTTCATTAACAAATGAGTTTGCAAAAGGGCAAACAGTTAAAGATGGTTCATTACTAAAAGAATCAGTACAAAATAAAGTTGGTAAAGTTCATAGAACTGACAATGCTATTGTCACAGAAAAGAATTTAATCAATGAAAATGATGAAACTAATAGGTTTAAACAATTACTTAACTATAATTTTGGTAAGAGAAAATAAAAACAGAAAAAATCTTACTATTTAAATTAAATTAAAAACATTAAAAAATTATGTACGGAATTACCGAAATCCTTAACTCTGGAAAAGTTGGTCAAGAATACAGACAACTTAGAGAACAGCGTGAATTGATTACCGAAAAATGGAATCAGTTTGGCTTGCTTGATGGCCTTGAAGGTCATATGGCTGAAAACATTGCTCAATTGTATGAGAACCAAGCGTCTTACTTAATCAATGAATCTACTGATGCTACATCTTCAGGTTCATTTGAGACAGTTGCGTTCCCAATCATTAGACGTGTTTTCCAAAAATTACTTGCAAACGAAATCGTTTCTGTTCAGGCTATGAACATGCCGATTGGTCGTTTGTATTTCATTAACCCTAAAATTTCTACTAGAACTAGTGGTAGACACTCTACATTTGATGGTGTACTTTCTAATGCTGCTGATAATTATAATTCTAGTGGTGTAAAAACTGGTGGAACTCCATATCAGACTACTTCATTGTATGATTCATTCTACAACAATGGTAGTGATTTTGATGATGTTGGAGGTCTTTTTGACAGAACTAAAGGTAGAGTTACTTCAAATCAAGTATCGGTACAAATTATTTCAGGTACTGTAGGTAGTGCAACTCCTTCTGCAAGAGCATTAGTTAGACTTAGTGGTTTTTCTTATACTACTGAAGGTAAATTACAAGGTCCTGTTGGTTCAGCAGTTGATACTGAGTCGTTCTTAATGAGTTTGAAAATTACAGCAGCTTCTGCTTTGACTTCTCAAGCTGATGGTTCTACTATTATTGCAGGTGGTTCTCCAATTCCTTTTAGAGTTCCAATGCAAGCTTATGCAAAAGAAATCGTTAAAAGAGACACTACTTTCATTGATGTTGAATTGATTCTTAATTCTCCTGTAAGTGCTGGAACTGTTTATAGCACAAATCCTTATGCTACAAATACTGGTATGGGTCTTAAGTCTGTTGGTAATGGTTTTGCAGGAACTACTCTTCAGGCTACTTGGAATACATATTCTTCAATGGAAGAAGATGCTGAGATTCCTCAAGTAACTTTTACATTTGACTTTATTGACGTTTCTGTTGAAAAGAGAATGCTAGGTGCTACCTTCACTCCTGAACTTCAGCAAGACGTTAACGCTTTCCACTCAATTGACGTAGAAGCTGAATTAACTGCACTTCTTTCTGAAGTTGTATCAGGTGAAATTGACCGTGAAATCCTTCGTGACCTTCGTAAATCCGCTTCACATGTTGAAGTTTGGGATTACTCAGCATACGATAGAAGATTTAACAATGTTGGTCAATCATTTGCAATTACTCGTAAAGATTACAACCAAGAGTTGATTACTAAGATTAATCAAATCTCTGCTCGTATCATGAAATTTACTCTTCGTGGTGGTGCAAACTGGGTTGTATGTTCTCCTGAAGTTGCTGCTGTTCTTAATGACCTTGAGTACTTCCATGCTTCTGATGCTTCTGCTGAAGAAACTAAGTTCTCTTTAGGTATTGAGAAAGTTGGTTCTGTAGCTAACAGATACACAGTATATGTTGATGCTTATGCTCCTGCTGGTGTTGTTCTTATAGGACACAAAGGAGATTCAATCTTCCATGCAGGTTACATCTACGCTCCATACGTTCCGTTGATGTTGATGCCTAAGACCATTAATCCTGCTGACTTCAAACCTGTAATGGGTATCATGACTCGTTATGCGAAAAAAGTCGTTAACAACAGGTTCTATGGTAAAGTATTGGTACAAGGTTTACCAACTGCATCACCTTCTGAGTTCATGTTAGATGTAATCTAATTTGATTTAGAATAAAAAATTAAAGGGTGGATTTATTCCACCCTTTTTTTATTTACTATTTATAATAAAAATGATTAAGGTTTCTTATTCTAAAAAAATAGATAATTTAAATCCTACAAAATTTAAACACATATCAAAATTTTTAAAATTTTGTAGAGATGAATTAGATATTACAAACGATATAAGGGTATTTTTATTATCAAAAAATAATAAATTACAAATAACCACAGGTGGTTATAATCCATCAGATAAATGTGTATATACTATTGCTGAAGGAAGGCAAATTGCTGATATACTTAGAACTATTGCACATGAATTAGTTCATCAGAAACAAGATTTACAAGGAAAAATTACAGGTGAAATACCTGATATTGGAGGAGTTATAGAAGATACTGCTAATGCTATTGCAGGTAGATTAGTTAAGATGTATGTAAAGAAGTATGATGCAAGAGATATTTATTCTCTATAGATTATAAAAGCACTAATTCCTTGAGACAATAATACATAATACCAAGGGATTGTTGTAAAAATAGCAAAGATTAAAAAGATAAAAAAACAAACCCATACTGAAAAACATTTAATGCAAGTTCCAAGAGGTTTTGCTAATTTTTTTGATATTGTTTCTACATATTTTAATAAAAATATATAATACCAATCCAATATATTTCCTTCATTAAAAGAAAAATCTAATACCTTGGTTATTTGTGCTGAACAAAAACCAATTATAATTGATAAAAATAAATGTTCCATTATTTTCTAGGTTTTTTAATTATAACAGATGGTTTTTTAGTTCCACCACAACCACATCCTTTATTTTCCATATTAAATATAATTTTTTAAGTTTTGTGGTAATCTATAATCTTTAACATACGTTGCAGTAATTTCTTTAAAGAAAGGACTGTAGTTAAACATTTGATTACTACTTGTTATATTAGTTATTGTATTAATTTCAAAAAATCTTTTTGTTTGATTATCATCATATAATATATAATCACCTCTTTTAGGGTCTGAGTTAACCTTCTCTAATTCGTCTAAATATATTCCAAATTTAACAGTTTCCATTGTTTCATTAACAAGCATTGTTCCACCTAATTTAGAGATTTCAGATTTAGGTAAAGAAACAAATGCACTTAATTTAACAGGTTCAATAAATTCCTTTTCTGTTGGTAGACTTTCTCCGTAAATATCTTTTTTAGATGCAGTAATATTAATTGAAAATAAATAGATAGATAAACCCATATCTTCATCAATATAGTCTTTTGACATTCTAAGGTCAATTTGAAAATCTTTTTGATTATAATAAGGTGTATTTGCCATTTATTTCCAAATTATTCCTGTTTGAGGTGGTGTGTATTGTAATACTTTATTTAAATTCTCACCAATTGATGCTTTCTTTTCCATAATTTTTTGATATGTAAAATCTACTAATTGTTCTTGTAATTCTTTAAATATCGCTTCTTTTTCTTTATCATAATCATCTGCAAAAAATTTATAATCTATTTCAAGAAATTCATCTCTTTGAGGTAATTTAATCTTACCTGATGTTTTTGCCCAAATAGTTGCAAGAAATTTTTTAATATATGCTACTGTTAATCTTCTTACTTTATTTTTAGAAGGTGCATTTAAGTTATCCCATTTTTTAAGTCTAATTGGAACATCAGAAGGTAACTTTACAATATCCTCATTTTCTTCTAAACATTTATCTCTTTGGTCATTATCAAAAGTATCATAATAAAAATACCATACTTTAGAACCTTCTAGTGTTTTACCATATTTACCAACTATTTCTTCTCTACTTCCTGGAATTGGGTATAAGAAAAGTTTTTTTGTTTTATTTGGACCTGGTGCTATCCTATATGTTAATTCACTTTGAATAATTTTTTTCTTTTGTAATCTATCCATAGTAGATAGAATCAATGAAAATGATGGTAGCATTGCTTGTGCAGGTACATTACCATAATACCATCCTGTTGGCGCACCAAACCAACCACCACCCATACCGATAGGGTCAAGAATGTTGGTTGCAATTTGTGAGGGTGTATACCAAAGAACTTCATTGATTTCTCTTCCTGAAGGGATTGTATAAACTTGTGTATTAGCAGAAATGATTACATAATCACTTTTAAGTTCCCATTCACCTAATGTAGAAATACCTGTTTGTTTTCCATATGCCACAGCAAATGATTTTTCAAAATCAAGTGTTTTAGTTGTAAATGCTTCAACAAAGTTGGCTGAACTAATACTTAAACCTTCTAAAGTTGACCATTGTTGTTCAATTAACCAATTATATAGATAAGAAATATAATCTTCTAAAGCCATTTCAACATAAGTATCAATAACATCATCAGTAACCCAATCGTTATAATCACGAACAGGTTCTCCAATTGATACTCTGACTTGTTTGTATAATTTTAATTGCTCTTGTGAATCTTTAAAAATCATTATGACTTATTTATTATAATTAGTCATAATTTCACTAATAGATAATGTAGTATCTATGTTTTTAAGTTCTTCAACTTCTTCAATTTTTTCTACAATTTCTGATTTTTGTTTTTTTGTTTTTTTATTATCACCACGAATTGAATTGATTTTTTTATTAATACTATCTTCAAGTTGCTTTTTTTCTTGTTCAAGTTTTTGATTTAATTCAAAAATCATTTTTTCTCTTTCCAAAAAAGTATTTTTAATTTCAACTAAGATGTTAAATAAATCATCAGTATAATCAATTGATTTTAATAAAAATTGATATATATTATATTGTCTACCTTCATCTTCAAAAGACTTTTTAGGGTTTTCTAAAATATAAACTTCATTTTCATCAAAAAATGGTGTTAAATCCCAATCAGATGGAAAGGACATATATACATCAACAAAATCATCAAAATTAATTTGAACGATGTAGTTTTTTAATTCTTCAATTATCTTTTTTAGTTTCATAGGAAAATATAGGTAAATATATAGCTTATTGATAAGAAAAAATAAAATGAATCTTTTTTTGTTAAGTTTTCTGATAATTTTTCTTGTTTTCTAATACATTTTACAAAAATGTAAAAGATATAAATGTGATAAAAAATTGAACACATTAATAAATATAGTGGTAAAAAATTAAAAAATTTTGTTATTAAATCTATCATATAAATTTGCCTTTTGATGTTATTATTTTGTTTGGTTTAACTATAGGTTTTGTCTTTTTTATTTTATTTTGGTCAAGTAATTCTTGTTCTTTTTGTGGTTCTGCAACTTCTGAAATTTTATATACATTTGGTTGAAAACTTATAATATCACCATTAATAATGTTATATGTTTTTGTTATTTTATCTATTTGTAATATTAAATAATTTTGAGATGCATTTCTATCAGTTTCTGAACATTTAAAAAATCTGAATTTACCATTTATTGCATTAAAAAAGTTAATCTTTAAATAAAAAATATCAATTCCTTGATTAATAAAATACGATGGAATATAAATATTTACAAATTCTTTTACCATTTTTTTTGAAACATCAAAGAATATATATGTTGTTGTATCTTTTACTATTTTTGACATTTTAACAAAATTTCTTGATATTAAATTTTGATTATTATCATTAAAAGAGTCGTATAAATCAAAAATATAATAACTTTCTTGTGTATAAACATTAGTGCCTGTCAAATAAAAATTTGTAAATCCAACAGGTTTATATGAGGGTGAATTTTCAAAATGGCTTTGCAAATAAAAACTTGTACTTGGTTTGAAAGATATGAATTCTAAATCTTTTTCAGAATTTCTAGATTCTTCCAATACTCTATTAACTTCTAAATCAACATATTTTTTAATTGATTCACTTTTGGGTGTAAAATCATGATTTTGATTTATTCCAATGTCTAAAGTTAATCCACTTATTCCATAATTAGTTACTAAAGTTAACATATTTTCTTTTGTTCAGGAGTTAATTTTAAATTATTCTTGTTGAAGATAAAATTATTATCTTGAAAACCAATACCAAATTCTTTTACTAATGTAGCAGTATTTTTATCTGATAAATCAGGTTTTAAATAAAATCTAATATCATTAAAATAATAATGTGTATCATTTAAAAATGGAAAGTCGTAATTTTCAAGATTTCCGTATTGCATTAAATCTCTCCAAATAGTTCCACCACTAATTTTTATTGCATTATCAGGTGGTACTGTATTTGTTCTTACATTGTCAAATATTTCTTCATTTGTGGTTTCGTATTTCTTTAATTCAATTTTATAAAATGGATTAAATTTAAAATAAAAATCAATTGTTATTGTATTATTTTGTTCCGTGTATGTATATGAACTATAATTCAAATCTCTGTATTGTGTATAATTTCCACCTTGATATGTATCAATTAATTGTAATTTAATTAAATATTCTTTTTTAAGAATTTCATTAAATAAATAATTTTCCCTATCAAAATAAATTAAATTTCCTGTTAATGCCGATTGACTTAAATCTAAAACAATTTTTTGAGTATAATCACTATTTCCAATATCAAGATAATTTCTAATAAATCGTTTATTTAAATTAATATTAGAGTCTGTAATTTTAATATCATAAGTTTTAAAAAAATTATGTGTTTTTGTTGAAAGAAATTCATTAAATAAACTTGTTGTATTAAAATTACTTCCAAAAATAATATTATCTATTTGTTGATTTGTAAATGTTATTGCTGAATATCCTAATTCGGTATTTATATTTACTGTATTTATGTAATCATTAGTTGTATAAATTTTTTCATATGTGGAAACATTTTTAGGCATAAAACCTAAATAAACATAATTATTATAAAATAACTCATTATTTATTTTATAATATTCATAAGGATTTAAATTCAAAGTGTCGAATTTAAAACTATAATTTTTTTCATTATAAATATTTCTAGAAAAACCAAAAAAACTTAATTTATAACTTGAATCATCTGTGATTGGTGATAATGATTCCACATATGTGGTATCGGCATTGGTTAATGTATATTGATTTATTACTTGTTTAAAAATTTTTAAATCAAAAAAATCTTCAAAATTAAATCCTGTTTGTTTATAATCATCATTGAAAAAATCAGTTATTTCTGTTTGTGTTGTTTTTTTATTTCGTAAAAATGAAAGATAATTAATATTTCCATAAATTCTATATTTTGTTGATTTATTTCTTTCTTCATTAAATAAATCCGTTAAAGATATGAGTTTACTATTATTAAATTCATTTAAATCATTAAAATTAGTTTTTAATGATATATTAAGATTTATATCTTCTTGAGTTGCAAGTAAATATCTTTTATCGGGTTTAAGCTGTTCCATTAAATTATTTTTGAATCTACTAAATATTGTAATATATCATTATTCATTACTCCCTTTAAAAAATAATATTGTGTTTGGTCGTTATTACTTGATTCTTGGTTTGTATTGATTGTTGTATTATCTCTTTTGTAAGTGCCTTTTAGTCTACTTTTATCTATTCTCATACCATATTGAAGGTATGGTATATTATTTAATGTAAATAATTCAGTATAAAAAACATTTACAAAATCATCTTTATCAATTTCAACAAAATCTGTTTGATAATGTTTTCCATCACCCAAAAATTGTGTATCTTTTTGTTTTCCACCTATTGGTTGTAAATTTGAATTTAATCTACTGTATCCATTTAAAGGTATTATCCAATCACAAAATTTATTGTTAGCAGGATTTCTTTTGGTTTTATACATAAAATTTGGAAAGTATAAAGTAAAATTTATCCATTGATTTTTTATTGCGAATCCTAAAACTTTTGCCATATTTTTAAATTATTATTTTATAATCTGAATTTTACTAACGTACTTTGTGTTTGATTTGTTGCATTATTTCTAAAAACTAAATTATATGAAAAAACACCACCTGGTCCATCTAAAGTGATAAAAGTATAACTTTGAATTGATGATTTTGTAATTATATATATCCCATTATTATTTACAACTGTTGGATTTGATAATGGTATTGGTTGACTAGTTGGATTTCCTGTACTAATATCTATAAAATAATAAGAAAAACTACTAAAACTACTATCGCTAACATCTGGTGTATTTTCTATTAAAATATTATTAATTTCAGGGTCATATACATCAACACTACCAGCACCACCAATAACAATCATATTAAATGTATGTGTAATTGGGTTATCAATTGAATCTCCATTAATTGAGAATCTAAAATTACCACTTCCTGTTTGTGGTGGATTTACTACTCCACTTCCTGTAGTACCTGTTGTTATTGTATTACTTCCTGGTGCAATATATGGGTCATTAAATGTAGTAGGTAAATTATCACCAATATCAATACCCAAATTAACTATATGATTATAAGAGTTTACATAATTTGTATAACCTGTGTTATAATTTTGAAGTCTATTATTTATATTTACATCTTCTTCTCTAGAACCAAAAAGTAATAAATTTGTTTGACTAGCAAATCCTTTATCTTCATCTTTTCCAACAGTATAATCATCTTCTCCTTCCGTATTTGAATCAAATTCTGATTTTCTTACCATAGTTTTTTGAGCAACGCTATAAATTTTACCAAAGTCAAATTTAAAATGTTTCCAAATCCATTTTTTAGTAGTATCAGTTAGGTAAAAGAATGGCAGGTCTCCATAATCAAAAAATTGAGGTACTTTTAATCTTACTTTACCAACTCTATATCTAGTTGGTGGATTATCAATATCCGATAAATTAGTAACATAAAAATATCCTCTAAAAGATGTGAATACACCTTTTTCTGAATTATCATCAACAGGTATTAAATCTCCATTTTCATTTGTAATAACTTTATTTCTGTTGCAATTTATTAAAAATAAAAAACTACCTTGATTTTGATAATAAATATATTTATTTTTATCATATAAT